CCGTCTCCTCTACTTGCATGGAATCTCGTCCCACACCAATGTGAAGAGGTTCAATCTCTATGGACAATCGAATCTCTTCAGAGGTGGAATTTTTCAGCTGATGGACTGCCCCCTTCAGGGCTCGCTCCACCATCAGCTGCTGGTCGATCGCGATGCCATATCTCGTCTGTATCTCCGCCCGCATCGATTCGACACCCTTCAGGTCAATCTTGGCTTCTGTAGGCTCCAGCTCACGGAACAAATAGGATGTATTGGCATCCAACACGGACTGCCTTATCCGGGAGAGATTTCCAACTCTCTTACCGAAAACATCCACAAATTCCTGAGCGAAGGGCGCCACAATCGGCAGACTCGGATACATCATGAGATACGACAAACACTTTGAGAGCTGCAGGTCTACTCGAAGTTCAGGTTCTGGCCCCCCGAACAAGCAGCACATCTTAGACAACAGGTCAAGAGGATTACGAACTGGGAAGACCCCTCCTGCAACAGTCACCAAGCGATTGCCGCAGAAAGACAGCTCATTGAAATCCTCCGCCCTGTCGCATTTGAGTAGAACTCCCAACTCCTGCGACTTCTCCTCGACCAGGTCGGCTACCTGGGTTCTTAGTGGTTCTGGAACCATGGAAAACGCTGACAAATCCAACAACCCGTCATCACCCTCAAACATCCCATGTTTAGTGACAAGTGACCGCACCAGAGAAAGATCACCTTTATTGGCCAGTTTCATCTCCATGAGCGACTGATGAAGCAGGACGACCATCCAGGTGAAATTGCACATCAAATTACCAATTGATGTTTGTTGCGTACCAGAATACCTCATAACAGGTAAGCGCCCAGAAATCATGTCCGCAACTGGAAGTTTTGGCTCTTTCACCATCAATTGATACCACTTGTTCACTGAGTTCCCTGACCTCCCGTCCAACAATGTTCCGAGATGCATATAGTAGGTCCGCTCGACTTCCTCTATCATGAATTTGCTGACGCAGGACTCCATCGAAGTGTAGTCTGTCTCGAGGAAGTACTTCCCTGCCGAGAAACGCCTCCTCATCTTAGCACGAAGCCTCTCAATCGTCAGCCCCTTCACGTTGAACTTCCTTGTAAGTGCAATCCAAATCTTCTCCAATGGTTCGAGTGCCACGTGTGAGTACCCCCTCGAGAAGTGATCCGGACAAACGATGAAACGGCAGGGTTTAATGGCAGTGGGCTGGTACATCTCAGATTTTATGAAGAGAGAGGGACGAAAGTCAACCCCGCGTGCACGACTACGCTGTCTCTCCAAATAAATCTGATAGTACTGTGAGCCGATGTCGATATCAGGCACGGTCCAGGAATCCATCCAACCAAGAACTGCTCCCTCGATGTATGAATCCCTATCTCTGCCCTTAAACCCTTTCTTCCGGATAACCTCATCCAAGTCGTGTTCCAGCCAAGACCAACGATCACATGGCTCAAGATCTTTCCGAAGTTTCCTCAAGTTATCCATCGTAAGAAGATTATTGCACACATCTCGTACTACTAGCCGGACGGCCTCTTTCATACCATGGGTTATATCAGGTAATTTAGGTTCCAGCCGTCTCCTTGCGCTCATCTTAAGACCGATGACCTCGGAAGGATCCGGATATGATGGCCCGAGGTTGTCAACCGATATTGGCGCCCTGACCGCCCAATTAGTTGACCGTATCTGTGCAACAGTTGGATGCAACGGGTTGATGACTATCTTACGGAGATCGGTTGGGAGACCCACCACAAAATAGCCGTTCCTCTTAGTCTGCACAAAT